CAGGCACCGACCGAGGCCCGCGCGTGATCCGGCTCCCCGTAGACTTCTACCCGGCGCTGCCGTTCGAGCTCGTCGAGCCCAAGGCGCACGATCCCGGCTGCGCGGACTGCAAGCTAGGCTTCTCGGACAACGTTGAGAAGCACGGCTTGGACCGTGTCATCGTCCACCGCCAGCACACCTGCATACCGGCGTCGCGGATGCGGGCCACCGACCCCGAGGCCAAGCGGGGTAGGCTGCTGCTCGTCGGCGACCCGCCAGGCCACCAGGAGCGGGTCAACGGCGAGCACATGGTGGGCGTCGTCGGCATGATCAGCCGGCAGATCGCCCGCAAGCACTGGCCCGGCGAGGTCGTCGTGTCCGGCGCGCTGCGGTGCTCGACCAACGGCGCCGACATCACGGAGACCATGCACCGTGCTTGCCGGCCCTACCTGCTGCACGAGGTCGAGACCAACGGGGTCGACCGCATAGTGTGCGTCGGCAACCAGGCCGCTAAGGCCGTGCTCGGGCACGGTGTCGATCCGGTCAGCGTGCGGCGGGGCTACGCGTTCACATCCACGAAGATCCCGGTGTTCGTGGTCATCAACCCGGCCAACGCCGTACCGAACCGCTTCCTGAAGCGCTGGCACGCCGAGGATCTTGCTTGGGCCTGCTCGGTGCCGCTGTCCGAGCTGAGCATGCCGCCGGCCAACGCCATCGCCCACGTGATCGAGACCGCGGAGGATGCCTGGGCCGCGCATGCCGACCTGGCCAAAGCGCAGGCTCCCGCGTTCGACTTCGAGACCTTTGGCTCCATGGGGGATCGGGACTTCCGCGCGCTGACCTGCGCCGTGTCGCCGGACCCCGCCAACGCTTACGTCTGGGACGAGGCGTACCTCGGCCCGCTGCGTGACAGCTTGGCCACCTCGGCGCTGGTGCATTGGCTGGCCAGTCGGGCGCTGAAGTGCGGGCAGAACGTGCCCTATGACATCAGGTCGAGCATGCGGGGCCTCGGCGTCACGCCGCGCGGCGTCGCGTTCGACCTCCGCTTGGCCCGCAAGATGGTGCAGGCCGATGCTGATGGTGATCTGGAAACGATGGCCTTGCTCTGGGGGGTGTCGTCGCCGAAGTCCGAGGTTGACCGCTACGAGGCACCGATCCGCCGCGCGGTCGCTAAGGTGATGAAGACCGGGGACTTCAGCATCAAGGCTGGGTCCATGTCGCGCGCTGACCTCGAGACCACAGTGCGAAGGCTGAAGCAGCGCCCCGTGCTCAAGAAGTACGTGAATGCCTTCATCAAGGCATCGCACACGCCCGAACTCAGGGCCCGGTATTGCGCCTCGGACGCCATGGTCACCACCATGGGCAGGCTCATGATCGAGCCCGTGCTCCGCGCCGACCCCGCGCTGTCCAAGGTGCATGACGACGTCGTCGTCCCGCTGATCCACGCCATCAGCATGATCGAGGATGAGGGCTTGCCGATCGATCGTGACGCCGTGAGCCTGCTGGACAGCGCGATGTCCGAGGAGGTCCAGCAAGCCCTGGCCGAGGTCGCCGTGCATGGTGATGTCAACCTGAACAGCGCCAAGGACGTCGGGGACTTCCTGTTCAAGCGGCTCAAGATCCCGCGCCCCAACATCAAGCTGGGCAAGAAGAAGCCCAAGACTGGCCAGCCCAGCACGGCGGGCGAGGTACTGAAAAAGATAAGCCACCCCGCCGCTGCCGCGATCCTGAAGTATAGGACCGCGGCGAAGTTCAAGGCGACTTACGCCGAGGGCATGCTGCAGTACGTTCGCGACGACGACCGCGTCCACACCAGTTATCTGCTCGACGGTGCCGAGTCCGGCAGGCCCAGCGCCCGAGACCCCGCGGTGCTGACGATACCCCGCGCCAACAAGCCGCGGGGCAAGATGTGCAGGGACATTTTCGTCACGGAGCCGGGCTGGACCATCGTGGAGCTCGACCAGAACCAGGGCGAGATCCGTGGCGCGGCCATGGTGTCCGGCGACAAGGTGATGCTCGAGACGCTGATGGCCAGCCACGACTTCCACCTGGCTAGCGGCAAGCTGATCGCCCCGCTGCTCGGCGTCGATCCTGCCTTGGTCGATGGAAAGCATCACCTCAGGTCGGCGGCCAAGAACGGGAACTTCGCCGTGATCTACGGCAAGTCCGACGAGAACCTTGCCGTGCAGCTCGGCATCACGAAGAAGGAGGCCGAGAAGGTTCGGGAAACCATCCTCGGCAAGTTCCCAGATCTTCGGGCCTACATCGCGGCGCAGCTCAAGCGGGCCACAGTGGACGGCTTCGTCAGGGTGCCCTGGGCCGGCGGCGTCGGCAGGTTGCGCCCGCTGTGGCGGATCGCGGACATCGACGGCGAGGAGAAGGGCACCGCGGAGCGGAGTTCGTACAACACGCCGATCCAAGGGCTATGCGCTGAGTTTACCAACGCCAGCGTGGGGGCCATGCAACGCTGGATCGAGGAGGAGTGCTTCCCGGCCAAGCTGGTGCTGACCGTGTATGACAGCATCATCGCGCTGGTCCGCGACGGCTGCGTGGACGAGTACGTCCGCAACGCCCAACGGATCTGCACGCAGTGGCACAGCTACGGTGTCCCCCTGAAGTGGGACGCCAAGGTCGGCAAGGCCTGGGGCAGCCTCGTTGACTACAAGGAGCCGGCGTAAGCTGGGCAGCCATGGGAACGAAGAAGCAAGAGCTGATTGACGGGTGCTTCGCCAAGGCCGCTGATGACGAACCCTTGTTCGTGCTCCGCGCTACCGATGAGATCGCGCCGCAGATTGTGCGGTGGTGGGCACGTGAAGCTGAACTTGCTGGCACGCCGCGCGAAAAAGTCATGGAAGCTCATCAGCTGGCTGATGCCATGCTGGCTTGGCAAGAATCACACGGTGCCAAGGTGCCGGACTGATGGACCACGCCAACGAGCAGGCCTACCTGGCGGAATGCGTGACGCTGATCCCGGAGCAGATCCAGGAGGAGTTCACCAGGTTGTCAGCCGACATGGCGTACTGGGGCCAGCGCTACGCTGATGCTTACCGCCTGGCGCTGGACACCGAGATGGAGCGGAAGCGGGTCTACGGGCAGCGCTTCTTCGACCTCGCCGTGGAGCTCGAGGTCAGCAGCAAGAAGGGCAAGGCACCGACCGCGGACGAGCGGAAGCACGCCGTGGAGTTCGACGTCGCCTACCTCGCCGCCCGGTCCCGCGAGAACAGGGCCGAGGCCGAGAAGATCAGGTTGTACGGCGTGCTGGACGCCATCAAGGCCAAGCGCGACATGCTGATCAGTTTGGCCGCTCAGCAGCGCGCCGAGCGTGAAGTCTCCAAGTATGGGGAACGAGAGTGAAATCTGTGAAAGTGGAGGATGGTAATGGGAACTGACATCGCGAAATATTCTGAGTTCGACCTGGATGCTCTGGAAGAGGTGGAGAAGGCTGCTGCCGCCATCGGCACCGGCAAGGTGCGGCGCTTCGAGCAGGGCGAGAACACCGTGCGCTTCCTGCCGGCCCGCGCAGGACGCCCCGGGGCCGAGGCGTTCCGCGTCACCGCGGTCCACTACGTGGATCCTTTGCCCGGCATGGACAAGAAGGTGGCGTTCAACTGCCCACGCGTGGAGAAGGTCGGGGAGTGCATCGTGTGCAACCGGGCCACGGAGCTGGCCCAGACCGGCAACCCCGTCGACGGCAAGCTGGCCGACAAGCTGAAGCCGAAGATGACGGTGTTCGCCAACGTGCTGGATCGTGATTCCCCGGACATGGGCCCGCGCACCGTGCAGTTCGGATACACGGTGTGGGACAAGCTGAAGAGCCTCCGCAAGGCGCGGACCGGCGGCAACTTCACCGACCCCGGCAGCAAGGGTTTCGACGTCGTGGTCATCAAGTCGGGCAGCGGGTTCGACACGAACTACGACGTCATGCCGGACCGCAACGCGTCGGTGGCTTGCGAGGACGCCGCGGACTTCGCTGACGTCATGGCGCGCTGCGCCGACCTCAACACGTTCGTCCGCACCGAGGTCCCCGAGGAGCTGCTGCAGGCCTACGCCGCCGTGGCGCGCGCCGGCCGCGGCCAAGCTCAGGGCCGCCTGGGATCGGGGCGTGCCCGCACCGCGGTGTCCGATGCCCGCGGCGAGGATCCCTTCGCGGACACCGACGAGGACGCATGAGCCTCAAGATCACCAAGGTGGCGTCGGGCGTCGACACCACCCAGTTCCGTGACCTGCCGATCGGCGAGTTGTACGACACCAACAGCTGCTACGGGCTCTGCATCAAGATCGGGGATCGGACTGCGTTCTCACTCTCGGTCGGGAAAGAGATCCAGCCCGCCTGGCACGAGTGCTACCGTGTTCGTGCTGGCCTGAAGTACAAGAGGACGGGATGAGCAAGGCCATCGTCACGGTGATGCCGATCATTTGCCTGGCATTTGATACAAAGGCGTACGGGTTTGGCGCA